GTGACTGCTCAAACGTGGGCACGCTGCTGATGGCGGCGATTCAAGCCGACACGGGTCAGCCTGTTTCTTGCGGCAGTTGCAAGACGTATTTGATGTCACTGAACAGCATGGCCGCACATGATTATGCGGCAATCGTCCAGAAACTCTACGCTGAAATTTCATGGCCTCCGTCGTGGCGAGCCGCTAACGGCGATAAAGAAGGACAGAGAAAGCGGATCGGTGAGATCGTATCCGGCGTGTTGGCGGCTGCAACAACAACGTGTCAAACGCCAAAGCCAGTCCGCAGGACAGCCAGTCAAGTCGTCCGGCGAACACCAAGTCGAGGCGTAGGCAGTGCATTTGTGGCGGGTTCTGGGCCGACACGTTTTGTCCGGTCGTCGCAGTTCCAGTTCGATATTCTCAACCTGGTCGCAAAAATTCCACCGGACATCACAGCGATTGCAGGCGTGGCACGATCTGGACTCAGTGCCGCTACGATGCTTTCGATGTATCTTCATTTGCCGATGGTCACGATCAGGCAGACGATGGGCGATGTGATCCAGACCGGAAACGGCTGGCGCTTAGGCGGAACAAAGCACGTCAATCCAAGGACGGAAAAAATCCTTGTGGTCGATGACACTGTCATGACCGGCAACAGTCTCAAAGCGATCAAACCGCTAATTGATCGTGAGTTCGGCAACGCGGTTTATGCTGCTGTTTATGTCAACCCAAAAGCATTGCTGAAGCCTGATATTTGGTCCGTTGATTTACCTTGGCCGCACATTCTCGAATGGAACGTTTTCAACTCGATTCTGTCCCCGTCAGCGGCGATGGACTTCGACGGCATTCTGTGCCACGACTGCCCACCAGGAAGCGACGACGACGGGCCGAAGTATTTGGATTTTATCCGCAATGCGAGGCCGCTTTACGTTCCGCGCCGGTGTCCTGTTCCGCTGATCGTGACTGCTCGAATTGAGCGATACAGAGCAGACACAGAAGACTGGCTCAGACGCCACGGCATCCGCTGGAATCGTTTGGTGATGCACCCAGCGGCAACACTGGCGGAGCGACGGCGCGACAACATCGCAGCATACAAGGCCCGGCATTACTCAGCATGGGCCGCGAAGCACAAAGCAACACCGGGGCCGATAATCTTTTTCGAATCAGAGGACGAGCAAGCCCGTGAAATTGCGACGCTGTCGAAGCTGCTCACGATCTGTCCGCACACCGCAGGATGTTATTAAAATGAACCGAGACGAAGTCATTCGACAGTGCTACCAAGTTCCGGGGCAAATGTGGCCGGTTGAACTTGGCTGGCTCTACGACACGATCAGCCAGTCAAAAAGTCACGCAGAAATCGGAACGTATTGCGGCCGGAGCTTGCTTGCGAGTTGCGCGGGGATGGCTCAGGGGTCGCAAGTTGTAACGGTGGATGATAGTAGCATCTGGCAACACAAGGCATGGGTGCAGGCAGTGCAACACGCAACGGTTGATTTGCTGCCGGACCATGTGGGAGTTAGAAACTTTGCGATGCACTCCATAGACGCAGCCCGTGAATGTCAGCGAGAAGGCATTCGATTCGACTCAATCTTTATCGACGCTGACCACAACTACGCGGAATGCAAGGCAGACATTGAGGCGTGGCAAATGCTGCTGAAGCCCGGCGGATTGATCTGCGGGCATGATTACTGGACTCAAGACGTTGGTGTGATGGATGCGGTCAATGAGGTGTTCGAGGGGCGGCACAGCGTTGTGCCGGGAACTCGCATCTGGGTTTACAGGGAATCATAGTTACGGCCCCGGCGTCATGAACCGGAGAAACGCAGTCTGGGAAGAGCCGCATCCGATCGGATGCGGCTCACTGCGTTTCTGGATACACGCAAAAACACGGGCAAAACAAAATCTTTTCCACAATCCTGCAAAATGATATCACCATCCATTGACGCCCCTGCCGATAGTGATATCATACCCGCACCGAGACGCAGTGTGTGACTCGGACGCAAACCAAAGTGAGGCCGCAAGCCTCGGGGAGAATTGAGATGGCTTTTGTATCACAAGACGATAAAGCAAAGTTGGCTCCAGCGATCAAGGCAGTTTTGAAGAAGCATGGAGTTAAGGGTTCGATCGGCGTTCGCCATTATTCAACGCTGGTTGTCACGCTTCAGTCAGGTTCAATCGATTTCGGAAGTGATTACATTCAGGTTAATCACTACCACATCGAGACAAGCGAACGCTACAGTCCAGAAGCAAAAGCATTCTTGACGGAACTTGTGGCAGCGATGTACAGCGAAGATTGGTTTGATCGCAGTGATTCGCAAACCGATTACTTTCACTGCTCATATTATTTGTCTGTGAATGTTGGCAAATGGAATAAGCCTTACATCTGCACTGCTCCAGTAGCGTGCTGATTCCCTCGCCAGTCCGGTGCGGCCATAAGCAAGCTGCACCGGCTTCGGCTGGTCCAATCCGGGCTGGCGACTTTTTAAGACTGACCGCAAATGCCGACACTCGCAACAATCCGCAACTTGCAAGCCCGCATCGTTTACGCCCAGCACGACGGAAACCACGCCGAAGTTTTGCGGCTAAAAAAGGAACTGGAGAACGTGACGTGACAAAGAAAATCAAAGGCAATCCCCAACTGTTGCTGCGTGTTCCGCCGGAACTGCAAAAGCCTTTGGCGGATGAAGCAACGAAGACCGGCGAAAGTCGGCAGGGCGTGTTGTGGCGGATCGCGGCAAAGTATTTTAAGGGGCGGAAAGCATGAGTGCTGTAACTGACTACAGTCGTTTTGTCGAAAAGAAATCGCAGTGGCTGAGCGAGTCCGGATTTGAAGCGGAATCACTGCCTGAATTCCTCTACGACTTCCAGAAGCATCTTGTGCAGTGGGCGTTGAGAATGGGTCGCTCAGCGATCTTCGCTGATTGCGGAATGGGTAAAACTGCGATGCAGTTGGCCTGGGCGGAAAAGGTAATCGAGCGAACAAATAGACCTGTATTAATCGTTACGCCACTGGCTGTCGGTGCTCAGACAGTCGAGGAAGCGGATAGATTTGGCATTAAGGCACTAAGGTCGCGAGACGGCAAGCACGACGGCAGCACTCAGTGCGTTGTCACAAACTATGAGCAGCTTCACAAGTTTGATCCGTCTACGTTTGCTGGTGTCGTTTGCGACGAATCAAGCGGGATAAAGGACTTTAAGAGCGAGCGAAAAGCAACAGTCGTCGAGTTCATGCGAACAATTCAATTTCGACTGCTCTGCACAGCAACGGCCGCCCCTAACGATTTCTGGGAACTTGGCACGTCATCAGAGGCACTCGGGTTGCTTGGCTTTCGTGACATGATCACGAAGTTTTTTAAGCAGGAAACGTCAAAGGATCATCACGGATGGGGCCGCACAAAATACCGTTTTCGCGGTCACGCTGAAGAACCGTTTTGGTCGTGGGTTTGCTCGTGGGCAAGATCAATTCAAAAACCTTCTGACCTCGGGTTTGATGATAGTCGATTTATTCTTCCGCCACTGACCGAACGAGCACACATCATTGAATGCACGAAGGCAAGAGCCGGAAATCTTTTTGCGATGTCAGCAAACGACATGCGAGAGGAGCGAGAAGAACGCCGCGTAACGATTAAAGAGCGATGCGAAAAGGCTGTCGAACTGGCAAACAATCACAATGGATCTACCGCGTTGTGGGGTGAATTGAATCCAGAATGTGATCTGCTTGAAAAGATGCTTGACGATTGCGTGCAGGTCAAGGGGTCAATGAGTGATGAGCAAAAGGAAGAGTATTTGCTTGGGTTTGCAAAGGGTCAGATTCGCCGACTGGTGTGCAAGCCAAAAATTGGGGCATGGGGACTTAACTTTCAGATTTGCAATCACGAGGTGATTTTTCCGAGTCACTCCTTTGAGCAGTACTACCAAGTCGTGCGTAGATGCTACCGCTTCGGGCAAAAGAACCCCGTAACCATTGACATGGTTTTAAGTGAGGGAGAGCGAAAAATCGCCGAAAACCTAGACCGCAAAAAGCAGCAAGTTCAGCGAATGTTTCAGAGTCTTGTGGCTCACATGCAAGATAGTATGCATCTCGTGTCAAACGATTATTTTCCGGAGAAGGAGCAGGTTCCATCATGGCTGTAATGGATCAAGTTATTTGCGATCAGTACGCGATTTACAACGGCGATTCAGCCGAAGTGCTGCAGTCGATACCAGACGAGTCGGTTGGCATGTCAATTTACTCGCCACCGTTTGCTACAGAGAATGGAGGCTGCTTATACAACTACAGCAGCAGCGTTCGCGACTTGTCTAACGCACGAACATACGCCGAGTTTTTTGAGCACTACGGATTTATCGTTAAACAGATTCACAGAGCGATGAAGCCCGGTCGAATTTCGGCAGTGCATTGCATGGATGTACCAAAGCAAGGGGCCAACATTTGCGGGTACACAGATTTTCCGGGCGACATTATCAGGCTTCATGAGTCGCTTGGGTTCGAGATGCTTCCAAGAATTTGCATTTGGAAAGAACCACTCGCTGTTCGCAATCGCACAATGAGCAAAGCACTGGCACATCGGCAGATTTGCGAGGACGCAACTTTGACGAATGTTGCATCAGCCGACTACCTGATTCCGTTCAGAAAACGCGGAGTCAATCCAGAGCCAGTTACTCATCCGAACGGATTGTTTGAGTATCACGGCGAACGTGAAATTCCGAAAGAACTACTGAAGCTCAAGGGATGGAAAGGAAACCAGATTGAGAACAGATACAGCCATTGGATCTGGCGACATTATGCGTCATCGTTTTGGGATGACATCAGGATAGAAAACGTTTTGCCATACGAGGAGTCGAAGGACGAAGGCGACGAGCGACACCAGCATCCTTTGCAATTGGATGTAATCGCACGGGCTGTGCAGATGTGGACGAATCCCGGAGACGTTGTTTTGACTCCATTCATGGGAGTCGGATCAGAAGTTTATGCACCAGTTATTCAGGGTCGTCGCGGCGTAGGGTGCGAATTGAAAACGAGTTATTACAGACAGGCTGTAAAAAATCTCGCAGCAGCTTGCCAGCCAAAAAAGGCAGATCCTCAGAGAACAATGTTTGAGATGGAAGACGAACTTGAGGAGGTCGCAACATGAGCCAACTAACCCTCTTCGACCTCCCCGAAGCAACAGCCCCAATCG